GAAAAAGCCGCTGAAACTAAAGTGGAGTTTGAGGAACTCGGTATTGATACTCAAGGCGTTGAATTGCTTGAGGTTGATGAAGCAGAAGTCAAAGTTGTGGAACAACTAGACGAGCTTGATGAGGAACTTGCGGAAGATTTCTTGAATGTCGTTGACGGTGAAATCACCACGGAAGAAATCAAAAGCCTTGTGACTGACGAAAACTTTGACAACATCTCTGACGATGCCAAAGTTGTTCTCGTCGCTGCCGTTAACGAAGCGGACGACGAAGTTAAGGCAGAGTTTGAAGAGACTGTAGATATCTTTGACGACGAGGCTTTCAATGAATACATCGCTGAGGGTTCTGTGGTTGATACAGAAACTCGTCGTACTGTTGTTGCTGCCGCCGCAGCCGTGACTGTAGCCACTGCTGCGACATCTGCTGGTCCTGCCGGTGGCGGCGGTGGCGGTCCTTCCGGTGGTGGCGGAGGAGGAGGCCCCGGAGGCGACTCCGGTGGAGGTAAAGGTAAAAAGGGTAATTCTAGAAGAAGGTCTCGGTGAAAGGAGGCACCATGAAAAAAATAATCAAACTAGCAGTAGGGGCCGTCCGTCGTATGGGTAGAGAAATGCTTTACCTCGGATGGACATTAGCAGGTACAGGGTTGGTGTTGATCACCTTGTCATCGACCACGTTACGTCAGGGAATATATATTTCTCTTGCGGGTCTTGCACTGCATCTAATGGGTACTGTATTAGACTATGTAGATGATGAGAGAGAAAATGAAAGCAACTAATCAACTTGTGTGGAACACCTTGGGCCGCATTGCGGCGGTGTTTGCAATGAATGCTATGGCTATTGTTGGTAGCTCTAGTCTTATTGGTGGTATTGATCCGTGGAAGGCTGCCGTTTTGGCAGGTGCTACCTCTGCTGCGACTGTTATTCAGAAGCTCGCCGCAGCGTATGCTGATGACGGAAAGATCACTGCCGATGAGATTGACGCTGCATTTAGCATGACCCAGCCCAAGAAAAGTTAACTAAAGTTTCTATAAAGGTTCTTTTGGGGGCATGACGACTGTATGGTACAATATTTAAGAGGCAAATAGCCTTTTAAGTATCCCCTAACAAGGAGAATTGTAAATGGATATGAACATGTACAAGCAGGTTGCTGAACGTGCTGCTATGACATTCATTCAGGCTTTCGCTGCGATGTTTGTTGTTACGGATATGTCATCAGCCAAGGGTGCTGCTGCCGCTGGCCTAGCTGCTGCCCTTTCAGTACTGAAGTCATTTGCCGCCACCAAAGTTGGCGACAAGTCATCCGCTTCACTCGTCTAAGTTGTGTTAAGCATCGCTTGATCCAACTACAAGCGATACTGTAAACTAAGACTGTTGGGGGATGGCCTTTTGCTCCTTTTGTGTCAACCCACTAACAAGAAGACCCCCGGTCACGATTGTGACTGGGGGTTTTTCTTTGCCCTACGACGCTTAGTAGGAATGTGCTTCAGTCTATCAGGAGTAATCGATCTCCACTGGCCGTGGCCATGTGAGCCACCCCACAGGTCAATCCATTCACTAGCAGGCGTTAGGTTAGTGTTTACAACGTGGCGTTTGAAAACAAACGTTCCACGCTCGCCTTTGATCTTGCACACATCGCCCTTGCCAAGTGTGATCTGACTAGAGATTTGATACTCTTCGCTAATGACCCATCCTTGAGGAGGGCCGACAGGTTGTTTACTTTTTTTCAAAGCCATATGCTTCTCCTTCTTTGCTCAGCAAGGATACTACATATGGTAGCGTTTGTCAAATTGTTGCGTAGATGGTATCTGCGATTGTCTCTCGGATTTGCTCGTTTTCATCCAAGAAAGCTTTGGTATTGGCACGGCCCTGTCCAATGTTCTCGCCTTTGTAGGCGTACCATGCGCCCTTCTTGTCAAGGATACCCATCTCAGCAGCAATGTCCACGATGTCTCCGGTACGGCTGATTCCTTCACCGTATGCAATTTCAAACTCTGCCTGACGGAAAGGAGGAGCACACTTGTTCTTGACAACCTTGACTCGTGTCTTATTGCCAGATGCTTCGCCACCGTCCTTCAGCGTTTCGATACGACGAATGTCCATCCGAACTGACGCATAGAACTTGAGTGCCTTGCCGCCAGTGGTTACTTCAGGAGAACCGAACATGACACCAATTTTTTCACGCAACTGGTTAATCATGATAAGGGTTGTCTTAGAGTGATTAAGGTTAGCTACAATCTTTCGCATCGCCTGCGACATCAGACGAGCGTGCAGGCCAACGTGGCTGTCTCCCATTTCGCCTTCAATCTCGGCACGAGGAGTGAGCGCAGCAACTGAGTCTACAACTACTACGTCTAGAGCGCCTGATTCAATCAGCTTGTTAGTAATGGTCAGGGCTTGCTCACCTGTGTCTGGCTGTGCAACCAAAAGATTGTCAATGTCGCATCCGATTGCTTTAGCATACACAGGGTCTAGGGCGTGCTCCGCATCAATGAATGCACACTTGCCACCTTTCTTTTGGGCTTCTGCAATCACATGCAGGGCAATGGTTGTCTTGCCAGAAGACTCAGGTCCGTAGATTTCGGTGACTCGTCCACGAGGAACACCTCCAACCCCTAGCGCCAAGTCAAGAGCGATAGAGCCGGTTGAAATCGTTTCAATTTGCATTGAAGCAGCGTCGCCTAGACGCATGATGCTTCCAGCGCCAAACTGCTTTTCAATTTGTCCTAGAGCATCTTCGAGAAGTTTATCTTTATCCATGTTTGTATTCTACGGTTTAGGTGGAACGAAGTCAAGTGAGCGGATAGAATAAACCTATGAGTAAACGAGGCCCTAAGCGTACTGTCACTAACGCCGTGAAATTTGGCGAATACGGTAATACTATTTGGCATGTTGAGCTTGAGTGCTCTCACACAGTAGAGACTAAGCGCAAGCCTAAAGTTAATGAAGATAGACTTTGCTGTAAAGTTTGTGTTGCTCCGCCACCCCCTGCTGTCGTGGACCCATTTGCGGATGTAGCGCCTTGGGTTGATTATGATCCGATGGATGAGCTGAAGATTAAAGCAACTTTGGCTTCTAAGGTTGGGGTCCCGCTAGACCAAGTTGAACTTGTAAACGGTACAGCGACAGTGTTTCTTGATGCACAACAACTAAGGAATATTTCAACATGACGGATTTTTTGACAGTTGAAGAAGACGAAGACTTTGCAACTTGGGAGCGTTTCAGAGATGCACCTGAAGTTCGTTGGGTGTTCAATAAGTTAGAAGTTGCGTTACATCAAGGATTAGAAGCAGGACCCGCTGGCTGCGCTCCACAATATGAAGGCTTTTACATTCACCGACCCGTCTACAACCTTTTTGGTATGGGCATTGGTGCAACGAAGTTTTTGTATCTTTCCCAAATGGAAGAAGACTTTTTAAACAATGCCGTGGTCCCTCCCGGTAGTTTTTGGTGCGAGTGGCTAGATGGCCCACACCTTTCTATTGACTTTCAAAAAGATTCTGAAGGTGGCTGGCATACCGTATCAGCATGGGAAGGGTTTCATTCAAGCGACGAGAACTTGACTAGGTTTAGTCATTGGGAAAGACTACCTGAAACAGATGTTTCTGATATTCATGAGTGCTCCCATTTTATCAACCTTGTTGACTTACCTGTCAACGGTATCAACATCGAAACTCGGTCAGGGTTTATTACTGAAATTCATTTACGTCACGGTAATGATCCATTTGAGGACCTTCCTGTCGGTACACGCATTACGCCCGTTTGGCAAGACATGGACATTCCTGCAGGCGGTGTTTTCATGCCGAACCTACACGAAGACCTAGAGAAGTACTCGGCCCACGGTCACCTGTCTGACGTTCGTCGTGGGTTTGTTATAGACGTACCTTAAAAAATAAATCTAGGCTATTAGCAGAAGATAAAGCACTATTTGTAAATAGTGGAGTGCTTGGTCAGGGTAAACATGCCAGTAAGGTTTGGGCTTTCCAGTTTTCCACGGAAGAAACTGGTAGAAGAATGCGTCTGTTAGCCAGTGCCCTACAGCAAAGTACGCAAATATCCAAGGCGTGACTGTATCTCCCAACCAATACAGGGTAGCGCATACAACTCCTGTGTATACCATAACGTGTTCAAAAATTGCAAACAGTCGCTTTGACTTTAACTTTATCAACCAGTCTGGTTGAAGCGCAACATCGGCAAAATGATGTGCCGCTAGTAACCATATTAGTCGCATAGTAGTTCATTTCTTATCTGAGTGCTGCTAATTCCTGCTGTGTACTCCGTAAATTCAATAGGTATTCCTAGTTCAAGAATTGTTTCTTTTCCTGGGAAATCATAGTTGTCATTCCCTCGAATGAAAATAAACTCGTGGTCTGGATAGGCATCAAAAGCTTCTTTGAAAGATGCGCTTGGGTCATCTGTGTAGGTGACAAGTACATTGTCAACCAAACCCGTTATTTTTAGGTTGTTCTTTCTGTGATCTAGTGTTTGGATTGGTATTTTGCCTTTAATGCTCCAACAAGATTCGTCGGAGTGTAAAACTACAACTACAACATCAGCACTAGCTTTCATGTGCTTTAAAAGTTTGATGTGTCCCTCATGACACAAGTCCATTATTGCTGCAGTGAGTGCTACTTTAGCCATTTAGTCTTGCCTCCTCTTTGAGGGATGCGCCACGTGTCATACCAATCAGTTAAATAACCATCAATATCGTTAGGCACGCTAAATTCGTGACCTAAATAATTTTTGGTTGATAGGGGAGAGACTAGGTGCTTTGGTCTGATTAGATGACCGTCTTCTTTAATATTTATTAAAAGTTCAGTATCTGTTGGGTGCGGCCACCAATGAAGCACGTCAAAAACTATGTTTGTGTCCTTATGTACATACGCTGCTTGCATCGGCCTGTCGCCATCACTGACAACTCTTCCTGCAAAGAACTCTTCTTCTGGTAGTCGTGCTTTATCCCAGTAACCCATAACAGCAATGTCTAGATCGGTGTCATGGGGAATGAACTCGTTGTCTCTTTCTAGCCCCAGCAACGTTCCTGCAGACAGCCAGTAGTCATCTAAAAACTCAAGTCCACGAAGCAAAACTTCCATGACTGGCTTGCCCTTTAGGGGCTGTAAAGTGTGTTGTTGCCATTCTAGTTTGATGTTTTCATACATGCGTTTATCCTACTCGTTTTTGGCAGCGTTTTCCCTCCCTTTCGTGTGGTAGTTGACGCTAACGCACGAGAGGCTGGGACGAACCCAATTGGTTTATTCAAGGCTGTTCACTTCATGGACCCCAAGCACCGCCTATCTTTTTCAGCGATGCCCACTCTCCCTAGATATGGCTCTAGTAGCCCGTGTGCCGGAACCGCATGGGCGTTTGCTTGTTCCGAACCTGTTCCTCAAGGCTTGATGTTCTCCGTGCAGTGACTGGCATCTCGTCAAGGATGTGTGTCCAGTTTATCGTGCGATTCAGATCGTTCCTCTTTGGGCAGGCGTGCCCTCTTGTTTCTTAAGTGTTAGTACCAGTTGCGTAACGAGTGTAACCCACCGGTCCTTCAGTGAACGTTTATGTCATCGGGATTACCCGGCTGCAGTCTTGTGGCAGTGTGCTCCTTGTGTAGTAGTTTGTGAGTATGCTACTGGCTTCGACGGCGCAGGTCAAGGGGTAGGTTTTGGCTTGTCTCCTTGACGGGTGACAGGTATGATATTACACGTATGTTGTTTATAATTAAGGAGATTTATGATTAAACTTTCTAGCCCTGAGTGGTTTGAGAGTGCGCCGTGTCGGGGTAATGACCGAACGTTTTTTTCGAGCAAGCCGTCGCAACGCAAGAGCGCCGTTAAGGTTTGTGCAGGTTGTACCGCTTCTGCTAAGTGCTTAGATTTTGCAGTCACGAATAAAATCACGATTGGTGTGTGGGGTGGTAAGACCGGGCCAGAGTTGGACAGGTTAGTTAATTCATGATTTATGATTGGGCTGATGAGTTTGACAGTGATGTGTTAGCAGTTGTTAAACGTGGGCAGATTGAGGTCACGTTCTTGACTGCTCCACGTGGTGCTATTAATGATAAAGACTACGATCTGGTAATGTGGAAAAAGAAAGAGATGCAGATTGTTGTGGCGCAAGAGTATTTAGATGACTATGTGGATGAAGCGATTGCTTCTGAGATAGCATCCACGGTAAGAGAACGTTATGATTCTGATGAGCCTGCGGATGTGCGGGAGATGGCGATCAAGTTGTTGGCTAAGGAGCTTGATGCAATATTGAATGATGTTATATTTGTGTACTCAAATGATCCTGATGAGGTCAGTTTTGAGTCTGCGTTGAAGCGTTTACTAGATGATGAGGCTTGACTACTGCAGTTGTTTTGGGTAGTCTATGGTTGATACTATTTATTAAGGAGACATAATGTCAGTATTAGAAAATCCGACTGCATCTTTGAAGTCAGTTTATACGGCGCTTCGTTCAGTTGAGCGTGACATACTAGAGATGAAAGACACCTCAAATTTGGATTATGCGTCTGTTGAAGAGACGATGCAGTTGGCGAGTGATATGCATTTGGTTAAGTCGTACACGACTGAGTTGTTTAATGAGCTTCAGTCTATGATTACGGAGCAGCTTGGTAATGTTCCTGTTCCTGTTCAAGTTGATGGGGCGACTGTTGAGATTAAGGCAGGTTCACCTCGTAAGACATGGGATCATAAGTCATTGATTGAAGATGTAAGTAAGCGTATTGTTGACAGCAGTGTCGATATGAGTACCGGTGAAATTGTGAAGACTCCCACGGATATGATTCGTGAGGCGTTGGAGTTTGCCGGTATTTCGTATTGGAAGGTTTCTAAGTTGAAGGACCTTCATTTGGATGCAGATGATTACTGTGAAGTTGGCGAAGCTAAGAAGAGTCTAGTTATTAGGAGAGACAAGTGAGTAATATGTTATCAGCGTTATCAGAGCCTTTTGACCCTTCGGTTGAGAAGCAGCTAAAGAAGGGCGGGGCAAGCCTTACGTATATTCCTGTTAGTGAGGTGATTACTAGATTAAATCGGGTACTAGGTGTGGACATGTGGTCTTACCATATTGTTTCGTGTGCCCGTGATACTTTGGACCCTGACTATGTTGTTGCACATGTCCGACTCACTGCTACTTTTGTTCCCACGGATAATGCGCCTGCGCTAACTGTCGTTAAGGACGGTATTGGCGGTCAGAAGATTAAGCGCACGAAGAATGGTGACATTGTTGATCTTGGCGACGAGATGAAGGGAGCGGTGTCTGATGCTTTGAAGAAGGCAGCGCAGCACTTCGGTGTCGGTTTGTATCTTGCTCGTTCTGAAGAGTCAATGAGTTTAGAGTATGCTCAAGAGGTAGCTGAGCAGCCTATTTCAGCGGAGCATTTTGAGAAGTTGCGAGAAGTACTGAACAGTCAGTCGCAGAGTGTTATGGATGCTTGTCGTGCGCATTGGTCAGAGATTTCTAACAATGCTGAGTTTGCGAATGAGAATATTACTCGTGACTTGCTGAAGACTATGTTGGATTTTGTTAAGTCGATGAATGCTGAGAGCAGCGAAACGCAGGCAGGGGCTGACACTGATGCAGGATAGTTTGGATTTAGGTCCGTTGCCTTATGAGTATCCGAGGTACATGTCGCCTAGTTCTATCAGCACGTTTCAGCAGTGTCCGTTAAAGTTTAAGTTTTCAAAACTAGATAAGCTTCCATCGGAGTCTACTGAAGCGCAGCATCTGGGTTCGTTTGTTCATGAAGTGTTGGAAGAGTTGTTTAAGCTTCCTGCGGAAGAGCGGACAGAAAAGGCTGCGAGTCGTTTAGCGAAGAGCTTGTGGGAGTCAAAGTGGGCTGATGAGTACTTTGCTTTGGCTGATCGTGAAGATGATCCTAATGCATTTAAGTGGAAGGCTTGGTGGTGTATCGAAAACTACTTCGGGATGGAAGACCCCACGAAGTTTGACGCTGAAGGTATTGAAGCCAAGATGGACGGCGACATTGATGGCGTACCCATCTTTGGCATCATTGACCGTTACACGATTGAGGACGGTAAGCTAGTAATCTCGGATTACAAGACAGGTAAGAAGCCTCGCAAGCAGTACGAGTGGGAGAAGAAGATGCAGATTACGATCTATAGCATTCTTCTTAAAGAGATGACAGGTATGGACGTTAAGCGTGCAGAGCTGCTCTACGTTAAATCTGGCCAGTTTGCACGTTATGACGTGGACGAAGAGCTTGAGAATGCTGTTCGTGTTGAGGTTCGTAACACATGGGATCAAGTGAAGTCCATGTGTGAGTCGGGTGAGTTTGAAACCCGGACTGGCCCTCTTTGCAACTGGTGTGATTATCAGTCTATCTGTCCTGAGTTTGGGGCGAAGCGATGAGTGAGACGTTTGAACTTTTGGTTTCTGAAGATGTTAAAAATAAGCTTGCTCAGCACGACAAAGACTTTTTGCGTTTGCCCGAGAACAGGGTGAAGTGGCGAGACTGCTTGTTGACAATTATTGACACGGTGACAACTAAGATAGATGGTCTTGAGGAAGAAATCAATCGCTTAAGAAATACCTATTCGGATTTCGTTGTTGACCCTGCTGCAAGTTTGGACGAGCAGCGAGATAAGGCTGTTCGCTTTAGGTTTTATGCTGAGAAGCGTTTGGCTGAAGCTGACAGGTTGTTAGCGTTGGGCGCAGATGCTGATCCGTCTCTTTCGTTGGCCACGTTTTTGCGAGATGCGATTATGGCGCATCGACAGTGGCATGCAGAAGAAGGTCTTGAGAGCACGGAAGGCGACGATTGCTTGTATGCTGCGCTGGATGGAGAGTGGAAGTTCTAATGAAGATTGGGTTTGCTTCTAACGATTGGTCTCGCACGGCTCTTGATGCTTTGGGCCGACCTGTTATGGGCGGGTCGGGCTATATCAGAATCGGTCAGTACATTAAGCATTATAAGGGTACTGGGATTGAGACTGTTGTTGGGATTTTAGCCCATAACTCTAGGACTGGAACTTTTGGTGTTCATTCTTGGGACGGTAACGACTATTTCGATTGTGATGTTATTGTGATGCAGCGTTACATGCATAAGCAGGTTTTGCCTGATATGAAGAGAGCGCAAGCGGCTGGTCAGATAGTTCTTCAAGATGTAGATGACTGGTATTGGGGATTAAGTAAGAAGAATCATGCGTATGATGCGTCTGATCCTTTGAAGAACCCTGATGAAAATATCAAATGGTATGAAAACATTATTAAGAACTCAGATGGCGTTATTGCGTCTACTCCGTTCTTATTTAACCGTATGCGGGAGTGGAATGAAAACACGGTTCTTCACACCAACTATGTTGATACCGGTATGTTTGCGAAAGCATACGAGCACGAGCCTAAACTGAAAATTGTTGTAGGGTGGATGGGTTCAACAGCTCATCGCAGCGGTGATCTACAAATTCTAAAGCCATATACTTCTCAAATCTCGAAGTTTGCTAGTTGGCACCACACAGGGCATATAGAAGCTCCAGGCTGGCCAAGGTTTACTAAAGAACTTGGGGTTGAAGGAGGTAACACCACGACTTCTCCTTTTGTACCTCCCTATGAACTTAATACCGGCATAAAATTTGATGCAGGCATCGTACCTTTAACTGACATTGCTTTTAATCATGCTAAGTCGTATATTAAAGGACTAGAGTATGCTGCTGCTGGTGTTCCTTTTGTTTGCTCGTGGTCTCCACAGTATGAAGAATTGACACAAAAGCACGATATTGGTGTGTTGGCATCTAAGCCTGCAGACTATGTTAAAGAGTTAAAGAAATTTACTGATTGCGATTATCGTAAAAAAGTTGCAGCCAAGAACCGTGAAAATGTCCGTAAGTTTGATAGCAAAATTGGGGCTGACCGGTTGTACACCAATATTAAATCTTTAGTAGAGCGTGCGAAATGAAGCGGGGCAAACCTTTAAAACGCACACCTCTTAAACGTGGGAGTAGTCAGTTAAAGCGCACCCCGTTGGCTCGTAGGTCTAAGAAAACAAAAGACTTATATGTTGAACGCAGAGAGATTGTGCAAGAGATGCTTGCGGCGCAACCAAATTGTGTAGCGTGTAAACTGTGGGCTGCGTTTGACCTACACAACGGAAAGCAGTCAAATATAATTGTTAATGTCAATAAAACTCGTGACATACATGAGCTTGTAAACAGATCGCAAGGCGGATCAATTACAGAGCGGCGAAATTTGTTAGCAGTTTGCCGCCCTTGTCATAATAGAATAACAACAGAACCCAAAGATGCTGAACGCTTAGGTTTGCATTTAGAAAGCTGGTGCAATACTAGTGCAGGGTTCAACGAAGCAGAAAGGCTTAGACATGAATGGTCGTCAGGTACTCCTACAGAACCTTCTTGGTTCCAAAACAATTGAACATCCTGATTTGCTTGATGAGATCAATTCTTTATCAGGCAATTTTCAAGACGACGAACTTCCGCACCTTGACCGTGAAGAAGTAAACACTGATTTTCTATCAGATTTACAAAAGCAGTGGCGCAGTGACGGTGTTGTCATTTTAGATTCGTTTTTTCCTGACGACATGATTGAAGCCTATAGGTCTGACTGGATTCAACACAATAGGATCAATCATGATCGACCTATGGGTTACCCTGGAGAGTGTGCATATTTTCAAGTTGAAAGCTTGATGCGTCTAGCTACCTACAAGCCGCTCCACGATATTCTCTCGCATTTGATCGGTGACGATATGGGAGTTCATTTGAATCTTACCGGCTGGAAGTCAACTCAAAGAAACTGGCATCAAGATGGATACTTAAACCCGGATTCAAACAAAGATCACTATTTGGCGGTGTGGATAGCGCTGGATGATGTCCATGAAGACTCAGGCCCATTTGAGTTTGTGCGTGGTTCGCATGTGTTACCTATCATTACGCAAGACCAAACGCTGGCTCGGCTAGAAGTTAAAGAACGCACTGACCCCATGTGGCCTAAGTATTCTGAACGCTTTCTCACACCCATGTTTGAAGATTTACTTGATCGTGGAGAGATGAAGACTGAAAAGTTTTTGGCAAAGAAGGGAGATGTTCTAGTATGGCATGCGAGGTTAATGCACAGAGGTTCGTTGCCTAATAATCCTGACTTGTGGCGAGAGACTGCTATCATTCACTATTCAGGTGTGAATCATAGACCCGACATGCCTACCGCTCACCAGTTTGAAGATGGGGGATGGTTTTTCCCTATCAACCAAAATATTCCTCTTTAGCATGCCTGCAAAGTACGGCCATCAAGATAAAGCCAAAGCCACGAAACTGCATAGTTTGCTAGTACGCACTAGAGATAATTTCACTTGTCGATGGTGTGGTGTCTCTAAGAAAGATGGTAAGCAGATTCAGTGTGCACATATTATTTCTCGTAGTGTGTCTGCTACTAGGACTGATGAGCGTAATGCCGTTGCTTTGTGTGCGTCGTGTCATTGGAAGCAAAGCAAGAATCCGATACTTTGGTCTAGGTGGATAGAGCAAGAGTTAGGTTCAGATCATATTGATGATTTGATTGAGCGAGGCGTCCCTGGCGTTGCAGTTGATTGGTCATTGGAGGTTGTTCGTCTACAATCTGCCCTTGACGATTTGGCTAGTAATGGGTAGAATACAGTTATGAATTATTCCCGCACGGCACCTATCAGTTCAGTTGAAGTTGAATCTGAGTTGATTCGTCTTACAGCTGATATTGAGTCTGAGACAGAAGCGTTTGAAACGTTGGCAAAAGATCATGCTGTAAAAGAAGCTGAGTATAAGAAGCAGTGGTTTAAAGAATATCTTGCTGCTGAAGGTGCTGTAAAGCAAAAAGAAAGCTGGGCCGGGTATAAGACCAGCGAATTGTACTATGACGCACAAGTTGCGGAGGCGCTAGTTAAAGCCAAGCGAGAAAAGTTACATTCTTTGAGAACTGCTTGTGACGCTTTGCGGACTATTGCTGCAAATGTAAGATCGCAAGTTAAATTTTAAGGAGATAATATGAGTAACTATTTAAATGTTGGATGTGGTCATCACTATGCTGAAGGCTGGATAAACACAGACGTTTGGGAAGATGAAAAGACTAAACCAGACGTGCTTGTTAAGCGTGATGAACCGTATCCTTTTGAAGATAACTATTTTGATGCTATTTATTTAGGGCACGTGTTAGAACACATATCGTGGACTAAGATTGGAGTCTTCCTAAAGGAAATGGTTCGTGTGGCTAAGCCTGGAGCACCAGTGTTAGCAGTCGGCCCTGATGTGTATCGAACAATTGAGCGGTGGAAGGATGGTCAAGAGCCATGGGATATGGTGAAGTCAGTTATGGAGCATCAAGACATTGACGCACAACTGTACCATACTGCCGATGACGGCTCATATGTCGCTTCTCCCCCTCTTACACCTGAATGGTGGGATGGTGCGGCACATTACTGGAACTGCCACGAAGCACGTTTAGAGCAAGTTATGAAAACACACTTTGGAGACGTTGAGGTGTACTCGTCTCACATTGAAAATGATCTGCCCGGTAACCGTGTTAATTGGTTTGATTCACGAAACAACATGCGGTGGCCTGTCACCGGCTACTGGTGGTGGCAGTGTGCAGTCGCAGGTAAGGTGCACAAATGATTCACAACATTGCAGATAATATTCAAAGCCTAGCAGTAGACATTGAGTTGTTGCGTCCACTGGAGAACAACGCACGCCGAGGCAATGTTGATGCAATCATGGCGTCGTATAACAAGTTTGGTCAGGTTAAGCCCATTGTGGCTGTAAGTGATGCTGATGGTTCGTTGACAGTCATTGCGGGTAACCATCAGCTAGAAGCAGCTAAGCAGTTGGGATGGCAGCAGATTGCTGTGTCTATTGTTGATCTAGACAACGATGATGCGTTAGCGTTTGCATTGGCAGACAACCGCATTTCTGACTTGGGCACAACTGACAATGAACTTCTGTACGAGTTGCTGACTGATGTCATTGGTGATGACGAGAGCTTTTTTGAAGTGCTAGGTTGGGATGACTTTTCAGTGGCCGCAATTGAGAACACAGTTATTACAGCCGAGTTGGCTAACGATAGCAATGCTGGATGGACTGCCCCTGAAATCGTTTTGAATGATGTGGGTGTAGACTCACCTCCTCCTGCAGCAACACCTCAGCCAACTGGCTCTGGAGATCAGCCTACACCAAGCACTTCCACGATTGTTACTCAGGGTAGTACTAGTGCTGGTGTTTCTGGAGTCAACAATGCTTCAATTCAGTTTACGCTAGTGTTTGATAGTGCTGAACAGCAGTCAAAGTGGTATGCGTTCATTAAGTGGCTTAGAGAAAGCCCGGTCTATGATGGCGAAACGACTTCAGAACGACTGTTTGATTTTATTGCTCAGCATTCAGAGATGGGTTAAGTATGGCTAGACGCAGAATGTTTCTAGACATAAATTGTGTCGATGCGGCTCGTGAGCGTATCCGTCACGTGTATGACACATTTGATACTGTGTGCATTCAGTTTAGTGGCGGCAAAGACTCCACGGCATGTCTTTATCTGGCGAAGGAAGTTCATGAAGAGCGTGGCCTCGGTCCGGTTAAAGTCATTTTCCGTGATGAAGAAATGCTTTCTCCGGCTGTAGCAGAGTATGTGCAGCGGGTCAGCGAGTATGACTGGGTGGACATGGAGTGGTATTGCCTTCCTGTGGGGCAGGAAGTTTGGGTGCTTGGCGCACGGGAGTATGTCTTATTGTGGTCTCCGAAGCGAGCAGCTGAAGGAAGACTGTTTAGACCTTTCCCTGATAATGCTATTAGGGCGGAGCACTTTGGTATTGACCCCGGTAAGCCTATTCCTCGCAAGATTGACGAGTACACGATGCAGGGCAAGAAGGGGCGTACAGCGTTTATTACAGGTGTTCGTGCAAATGAATCAATGATTCGTTACCGTACAGTTACTCAGAAACTCCATGAGAACTATATTAACCGTCCGTTCAAATTGTCAAAATCAATCCCGTTGCGGTTTGCCAAGATTATTTATGACTGGACTTCTGATGATGTTTTGAAGTTCATCTCAGAAGAACATAACGCTCCGTACTGTGCTTACTACGACTATGCTGCTATGAGTGGCGCAAATCAAAGAGTTGGTATTCCTCTTCACTCTGTTGCGTCTAGACGGTTGATTGATGTTCTGCGTACTGAACCTGAATTCTACGACGAGCTATATCGGTGCTTTCCTCAAATTGAAGCACAACGGCAGTTGTGGTCAGAGTTTGATATTGAGAAAGTTATCGACATGTATGAGTCAATGAGTTGGACTGGAGTGAAGTATTGCATTGAGGACAACATTTTGACTCCGGGTATGCGCAAAGCCGCAATGGTTTATAGTAACGATTTCAAGAAGAAGCACGTCAAAGACCCGTATGGGTATCCGATTGATCATTTAATTCGCACGCTGCTGCTTAATGAGTTTATTGGGTCGCCTAGCCCGGTCGGTCCTAAAACAAAAGCACATAATAAACGGAAAGCTTTGCTAGAGCAAGAGGACCAGATTATGATGGATGCGAACAGCCTTGACATGCAAGATGATAGAAGGTAGGGTACTTACATGGATTTAGCTAACATTACAGATATTCGGCCAGCCAAGTGGACATCTGCTTGTTATTTGGTTTCTCCTGATTACAAGAAAATGGAGAAGTCTATAAAGCAGTATGGTATTTTAAGCCCGATTGTGATTCAACCTAACGGTACTATTATTGATGGTTTTCATCGCTGGAAGATCGCTAACGAATTAGAAATAGTAAAGGTTCCTGTCGTTGTTATTGACGTTGATGATATTGAAGCCATGCTGCTCCACATTGATCTGAACAGGTATCGTAGCATTGTTATTGCCAAGTACTTGTCTAATATGATGGGAGAAATTTTACAGTCTGGCCGTTACGATCATGATTCGTTGCGTAGCCGCATGAGCTTGACTTCTGAAGAGTTTGATATTTTAGCAGAAGGCTCTTTGATCAAGATGCGTAAGATCAAGCAGCACACCTACTCACCTGCCTGGGTACCCATTGAGTCTAACACTGGTGAAGACATCAAGGTTGAGCGTGTTACTGGACATTCCGAGCAAGTCTAAAAGGTGAAGTCTATGGACATGAATGCATACCAAGCTGCTGCTAAAGAAACCGCTGTGTTTCCTCCCGAGAAGGGTATAGAGTACACCACGCTAGGGTTAGTTAGCGAAGCAGGCGAAGTAGCTGATAAAGTTAAGAAAGTGATCCGTGATAGCGGCGGTGACTTCTCTGATGAAGTTAAAGAAGCGATCAAAAAAGAACTTGGTGATGTTCTCTGGTATGTGTCTGGTATGGCTTGGGAGCTTGGCTTTACTTTAACGGATGTTGCTGAAGCAAATATCTTAAAGTTGTCTAGCCGGTATGAGCGTGGTAAGATTGGTGGCTCTGGAGATGACAGATAATTATTCTTGGCGTTCACTTTCCACGCCTATTAATAGTAACTCCACGGAAGAGGCTTTGCGTCTCAGCAAGTCTAACTACAATGTCGTTCTAAACCCTATTTATGTTTGGGATCAGTTTCAGAATAAGTATGTTGAAGTTGAAGATCGCTTCTGTACTGGTAGACACGTTACAGACGCATTAGCAGATTCTGGCGTGCGTCAGGAAAACTGGGAAGTTGTTAAAGACCGTTATGTTATTGTGCCCAACTCAGACATTATGGAGCGGGCACATTCAATTGTTGATGCTTTTAACGGCGCTGCACGCTTAGACAGTTGCGGCAATCTTGATGATGGTAGAAAGTTCTTTGTGGCAATCTTTACTGGAACGCTGGAGATTATAGGTTCTGGGGATAAAGACTTAGTTGACACTTATGTTATCGCCATGACTTCCCACGATGGTTCTGTGCCGGTTTGTTATTACAATCTTGATGTTCGTAGACGCAACAATTCGGTTTATCGGTTTACTGATGAAAGCGCTGACTTTTGTATCCGTAAACGTCATACTCCCAATCATGCTGATAGGGATAGTGAGGTGACTGAAGTTTTGACGATGCGCCAAGCGTGGAGTACGTCTTTCAAGGCGACACTTCAGAAGTTGCTTTCGCCCGTGTCTGAGTTTCAGTTTGAAAGCGTTTTGCATTCTCAGTGGAACCCTAACACGGCGTCTTCTAAAAACAAGCGGGAGCACGCCGAAAACGTCATTGACACGATCAACTCTTTGTACCGCTCAGACTACAACTTCGGCATGTTTGGTCATAGTAAGTGGGCAGCGTTCAATTCCATCTGTGAGTACATTGATTTCCATAGGGACATCCCTGGTTTGGAAGCGGCTCAGCACTCTTTAGAGATTGACAACTTTAGTCATCGTTTAAAGGTGTCGTTGTACAACCAGCTCTGTTCCGTTTAAATAATTATTTCAATCTTACGCCGTAGTCCCATGCCTAATCCGGCACAGGTGTTGAAGGCATGAACTGCGGCATCGACTTGGTCATCGTGAACTCGGGCTTCAGGGAAAGACGAAAGCTCGTCAATAAAGTCGCTGTTCCAGTCAGCCCGGACAAGCCTTACGTTTCCGTTAGCTACTGCTGCGGCAAAAGGTTTGGCTCTAGTTACTTTATCACCGGTTGCTCTTTGACCTTTGAAGTCGTATCCGGGTAGAACATAACGGGCGTACTGATCAATAAGGTTTTTGCCTGCTGACCCCGGCTCTTGCTCCATTTGAATTGGAACTTCCGGCCCATCTTCAATTGCGGTGTCTCGAACAAATTTCTCTACACGGTCGCCCTTGGCCCTGATTCTTCGAACATCCAAAATATAAAACACACCGTTTTCAAACGCCGCCAAGCATCCTACTGTCCAGTCAGGATCAGGGTTGCTTGCAGTAGGCTCCGTACCTGCCAAGTCCCAGAAGCGCACAATCTCTGTTTCTTTGCTGAAAGAAGGGATTTCTGTAAATTCAATGACTTCCAAATTGTTTCGGTCAAACATTGAGCCGAGTGTGGTTGCCCACCAGTCACCAAATTCAAGACGGTTTCTTTCAATAGGGTCTAGCTCTTGAAGCATGGCCCGGTAAGAGTCAGGATCAATTCCGGGGTTGTCGGTGAGCATGGAAGGAATAAAGATTCTTCCGCTCTTTTCACCTTCTACGAGGAATCGTTGTCGGACCCAGTTGGGGGCGGGGTTTGTAGCACATCTCATTCGTAGTGGCACTTCTGAAAGAGGTCCTGTGGCGGGACGACGTAAACGAGAGAACATGTATCGGTAGTCAGACTCTCGAATTTCTGTAACCTCGTCCATGCCAATGAATTGGAATTCCGAACCTTTGTATCTAAGGTAGTCGTTTACGTTGTTTAGGTACCCGAAGGTGATTCTAGCGCCGGATGGAAATGTTGCGGTGTACTGGTTGGCGTTCCAATGAACGTCGTCGTATTGCATAATCCAGTCTCGGAAACGGTCCATGAGAGCGCCGGGTAGTGCAAGGTCAGCGTATGTACGCCTGAATAGGATTGCACTGTAACCTGGGACATCTACGTACTGTAAGGCAGCCATGATTAGGGCGGAAGACTTACCACCGCCTGCTGCACCACCAAACATGACTTCTTGTCCCACGGATTTTAGGAATACTTTCTGAGTTAGTGAGGGTTCTTCAACCCAGTATTCTGAACGCCGTGGCTCTAGATACTCTCTAATTTTTTCCCAATCCTGAGTTTGCACTGACATATCTGCTTGTCTCCTAGAGGTTTTCACGGTAAAGTATACCTATGAAGAAATTTCTGTCCCGTTCTGTAGCTGCTCATGTTTGTATGGGCGCTGGCATTCTTTTTATCGGCTTTGGTATTAGTATACTAAGTTTGGGATGGGGGCTGGCAAGTGCTGGCCTTGCTTGTGGAATTTACGGGTACTTATTAGGGGCTGAATAATGGCGTGGAACTCTAGTTCAAATAAATCACTTCAATCAGGGGTTACAGAAAAAGCGGCACAGATTGCTGTGGGCGCTCCTGTTGCGTACAGTCCAACCATTCAGAACAATAATCGTGGCTATCACGATGGCTGGGATATTGTTAAGACTTATAAAGAAGCTGTTGCTAAGGTAACTTGGGTTTATCGCTCAATTGACGTTATTGCGTCTAACCAAGCTAGTCTTCCCATGATTCTTCGTAAGGACAATAATCCTTTTGGGGAGATTGTAACCGATAACCCTATTCTGAAGATTTTCAACAACACGGCGAACGTTGGTGAGAATGCTTGGGCATTTCGTTATAGAATGAGTTCGCAGTTGATGATGAGCACGAGAGGAGTGTTTGTTGAGGTTGTGCGATCTAGAGATGGTACGCCTATTGCTATGCATTTGTTGCCGCCTCAGAATACTTCTCCAATTCCTGATGTAAAGAACTTTGTTAAGGGGTTTGAAGTTCAGATCAATGCTATGGAGAAGCGGATCATTAAGCCTAAAGATGTGATTTGGATTCGCAGACCTCATCCGCTTGATCCATATTTGTCAATGACTCCGATGGAGGCTTCTGGTATTGCGATTGAGCAAGAGACTTTGGCTAAGCTGTACAATAGAAACTTCTTGATTAATGATGGGCGCCCCGGTGGATTGCTTGTGTTGCGTAGTGAGATTTCTGACGAAGATAAAGATGAGTTGCGGTCTCGTTTCCGTGGGAATATTGGTAGAGCTGGTGCGGTCGGTGTAATTTCTGCAGATGATGGCGCTGATTTCGTGGATACTGCTGCTAGTCCTCGTGATGCTGCGTATCAGCAGATGCGAACAATTACGAAGGAAGAAATTTTAGCGGCATTTGGTGTACCAGAGTCGATTATTGGTAACTCTGCTAATCGAACGTTTTCTAATGCGATGGAGGAGGGCAAAGTCTTCTGGATGGAGACTATGACTCCTCATTTGAATCTTATTGCTCGTTCGTTTGACGCTATTGATGAGTCATACTTTGTAGACTTTGATACGTCTGATGTTCCGATTTTGATTCTGTCGAAGCAGGAGCGAGAGAAGCACTACTTGTCAGAGTTCCAGCAGGGGCTGATTAGTACTAATGAGTATAGAGAGGCGGCAGCCCGTAAGAAGGTTGAGTCTGAGCTTGCTGATTCACTGCTGGCTAATCCCAACCTTACTCCTGTTGCTAATACTGAAAAGCCTATGCAGCCTGAAGGACAGCAGGATCAAGGCATGGGTGCTGATGCTGGTATGGCTGGCATGGGTGCTGATGCTGGTATGGCTGGCATGGGTGGCATGGGCGGTATGGACCCAATGGCTGGTGGTGCTCCTGCTGCTCCCGCTCCTCCTGATGGTGGGTTTGTTGAAGCTGGTGTTCCTCTTCAGCAGCAAGCTACCGCCGCTCTACAGCAGCAGGTCACAGAGTTTAGCCCAGAACAAGGCGCTTTTGTTCCGATGGGTGACGTTCAAGGAACCCAGCAGATTGAAGCCCCCGCAAGTGCAGTTCCTAGCGAACTAGACGATGAGGAGGACGAGGAGGGCCAGGAGGGTGAGAAGAGTCTCCCTTTAGAACGAAGACTGGCGCTGCTGGAGGACCTTCTCTCTTAAACGCTTCCGACTGGAAGACTAAAACTTTATACACAGTCAGCTCTTTAGAAGACAGACTAAACTCAGAACTTGATAAAGTTTTTGACGATCAAGAGCAGGCTGTTCTAGATGAGTTAGATAGCGATGCTGTACAAGCTGCAATTGCTAGTGGCTCTGTTGCTTTAATTCTGTCTGCAATTCCTGTGGCGTTACTTACACCGTCAACTGTTGCGTTGTTAGCTTCTATGGCAGCCACGTATCGTAAAGCGGTTGAAGACAATATTGAAGAAGGATATGGCGCTCCTGTCTCTGAGCAAGTGTCAGAAGCAGCGACATCTGAACATTTAGCAGCAGTCAATAATTTTAACACAACCACGCAAGAAGAAGTTGCGGCTGCTTTAGTTACTGCTGCACAATTGACTGATGAGAATGATGGCGACGTTGATATCGCTTTAAAGATTGCTTTAGCCTATTCTTTGATAAAAGCTATTTTCAATAAACTCCGAACAAAGCGTCGAAAGTTGATTGTTGACGCTGCTGTTTTGGGTCCGTACAATCAAGGCTTGTATGATTCTGCAGTTGCGGAAGAGCAAAGAACGGGTCAAATTGTACAAAAACAGTGGGTGTCTTTAATGGATGAGCGGGTTAGGTCTGCTCATAGGCAGTTACATGGTGAAAAAGTTGCTGTTGGTACGCCGTTTTTTGTGAATGGTGTATCTATTCGATTCCCGAAAGACCCTTTGGCTCCGCCCGGTTTGACGATCAATTGTCGTTGTATTCTGCGCTTCAGCAGGTAGTTTATATATAAGTATTTATATATAGTAGCGGCTGGGCGCCCCCTTGGGTCTGTACAATATCACATAGGAGACTAGTCCTCAGAGGAGAGTTATGACTGTTGCAGAACTAAATGACACCGAGCACGACACCCAATTCAAGGCTATTTCAGGCCAGATTGGTATCGACAAGGCTCAAGGCATCGTTGAAGCGTTTGTGTCAGGTATTGGAAATAAAGATTCTGTTGGCGACATCGTTATCGCAGGTGCGTTTAACGGGTCTCTGAAGCGACGCAAACCACGGGTTGTTTGGGGCCACGATTGGAATCAGCCAATTGGTAAAGTTCTAGAGATTTACGAAGTCCCTAAGACTGATCCACGCCTGCCTGAAAAGATGAAGCAGGCTGGAGTTGGTGGCTTGTTTGCTAAGGTTCAGTTCAACCTTAATACTGAACGTGGTCGTGAAGCGTTTGCAAATGTTGCATTTTACGGCAATGAGCAAGAGTGGTCAATTGGTTACAAGACAATTACTGCAGATTTTGATGCAGTTAAGCAAGCTAACATTCTCAAAGAGGTAGAGTTGTACGAAATTTCTCCTGTTCTGCATGGAGCGAATCAGTTGACCGCAACGATTTCTGTTAAAGATGATGAAAAGGGCAAGGCATCCAAAGGCTATTACGTTGAGGATGAAGATAAAGACGGCCCTGCTAGTACTATGGATGCAATGTCAGAGCGTTTGGGGCGAATGCTGTCTCAGGCTTTGCGTAAGCCCGTTCAGATTATTGAAATGGATGGAAATAACGTTGTATTCCAAACAGGCGAAGACATGACATGGAGCGCCACGATTTCTGTTGAAAATGGTCAGGTTCAGGTTGGTCGGCCTACACGTGTAAAGCCCACAACAAGCTACACCCCGGTAGGGGAGGAGGCACCCCCTTCAATGATGATTAAAGATACTGACGAAAAGAATGCTGAAGAGCCTGCGGGCGTGAGAGATGCTGATGATGAGCAGGGTTCGTGGGCTACCCCGGATATTGCTCTTGCTTGGGCTAAGACCTTTGGTTGTTCTGGTTATCACTCACATGGCGGCGGTTACATGCCGTGTGAAACGCATGAAGAGTATTTAGAAGCACTTAAAAAGTTTGATGGTAACGCTAACATCAACTCGCATAACAACTACCTTGCTGGGGTTGAGGTTGAAGAAGCAAAGGCTGCAGGGTGTTCTTGTGGGACCGAAGAAAAGGGCCATATGATGCCTAGCAAGAAGCCTGAGTATCTTAAGGACCCCATGGCTCTGCTACTTATGGCTTACAATGAGATGCTGAAGCTTCGTGGTGCCGGTGAGTTGCGTGAGGCCACGTTGACTTTGATCGGTGCGGTCGAAGACTTCTTGACTGAAGCCCCGATGTCTCGTCCTGGCGAGCAGGGCGAGAAGGTGACTTCAGGCTTTGTTGTCCATGTCAAGTGTTCAGAGAAAGAAGCACTGGCTGTTAACGGCGCTATGTCTGGCCTGCCTGTGTTCTCGTTTAAGTCAGAAGATGGCGTTGATGTCCACTTTACGACAGAACTTGCAGAAGAAGAACTGATGGAAAAAGTCGCTGTGTCGCTTGCGGGATTAGCGTTTGAGCCTGAGGTAACAGTAACAAGACCGATTGACACCACCGAGGGTGTTCAGTAAGATATTCTCTATAAGGATACAGGAGTAAAAATGAGTGATAACCTTAATGAAGACCTTCAGAAGATGGAAGCTTTGAGCGAAGTCATCGATTCTGGGGAAAGCATGTCTGCCGCAGAGAAGGCTATGCATGATATGAAGAAAAACGCACCGTCTGTGTTTATGACTGACATTCGTTTCAAGGAGTCAATGGAAGTTGGCGATTTGCTTAGCGAAGAAGCTTTCATGTCTCTTGATGCTGATGAGCAGAAGGGCTATGAGATGGTTCAGGTCATGGACGAGAAGAGCAAGGAGCCTATGGGCTGGGTGTTCCGTTTTAAGTCTGATGAAGATGATGAGGACGATGCTGAAGACATTGTTGAAGAGGTCGTTGAAGATGCGGTTGAAGAATCCGTGGAAGAAAAGTCAGATGCTGATCCTATCTCAGAAAAGGCCGCTGCACTCATGTCGCAGATGCGTGCCCCTGATGATGAAAAGCCTTCAATGTTCCTTACCGATAGTCGTTTCAAGGAAATGATGGACGCTGGCGAGCTTGTTTCATCAGAAGACTATGACGTTTTAGACGAAGACGCTAAAGAAGCATTTGAGGCTGTTGATGTTTATGAAGAGGGCACCGGCAAGGGTTATGGTCGGCGCTATCGTCGTCGCAGCCCCCTTGAGTTGACAGCAATGCGTAAGGGTCAGGGTATGGATGAAAAGGCTGAAGACGGCATGGAAGACATGTTTGATTCGGAAGCTGAAGCTCTTGAGCGTGCGGCGGCGCTAGGTTGCCAGGGCGTTCATCGTGCAGGTGAAAAGTACATGCCTTGTGCAACCCACGATGATTGGATGAAGCTTAGCAAGCCTGCTGAGGCACCGGCTCCTACTCCGGCCCCTGCCCCCGCTCCGGCTGCGCCTGCTCCTGCTCCTGCTCCTGCTCCGGCTGCTGCCCCTGGTGGCATGATGAAGTCAGAAGAAGAGTTCCTCTGTGGTTTCCAGCGCAAGTCAGTTGAGCAGCCTTGCGAGTTCTGCACAGGCGGCTGTGCTCCTGAAGATGGCCTTCCAGGGCTTGCTGACATTGAAAGTCAGGTCAAGTCAGCCTACGAGGGTTCTGAAATTATTGGCTCAGGCTACTCAGCCGGTGACGACGTATTCGTTGTCGATGTCAAGCGGGCTGACGGTTCCTTTATTGAAGTGTTCCTGACCGGCGACGGCGAGGAGCTTGGTTGGCTGCGTTTGGATCAGAGCGCTATTGAAGGCAAGTCCGCTGAAGCTATTGAGATTGTTTCTAAGTCTGATGCTGAGGCTACGGCACGTGACGCTATTAGCGAGATGGGAATCAAGGCTGAGGTCATGAGCGTTACTGTTGACATCTTCGCAGATGAAGATGTGTACGTGGTTGAGCTTGATGCTGAAGAGAAGAGCTACGACGTGTTCGTTGCTGCTGATGGCAAGGTGCTCGGCTATGATGAGTACGATTATGACGCTGAGGGTTCATATGAGCTTTCTGAAGAGGAAGAGATTAAGGCTATTGAGGCTGAACTTGAGATCAAGCGGATGTACTCTCGTGAGCAGCGTGAGGCGATGGCTGAGTCCGGTGAGGCTCTGCCTGATGGTTCGTTCCCGATTGCTGATGAGGCTGACCTAAGCAACGCTATCCAAGCGGTGGGTCGTGCGGCTGATCAAGAAGCTGCTAAGGCGCACATTATGAAGCGTGCTAAGGAACTGAAGTTGGAAGATATGATTCCGGCTGATTTTGCTAGCGGCGGCTCGCCTGCTCCTGCAGCCCCTGATGCTGATGCTGAAGAGAAGGTGCTAGACGAAGATATTCTTAAGGCGATGGAAGAGTTCAACAGCCTGTTGGAAGACGATTCTATCTGATATTCTAGGAGGCATAGTATCATGCAGCCTAGCCAAGTAACGCAAAGGATTGCTGCTGCTAATCAAACTTTAGCAGAATTAGGAGCATATGCTGTTCTTGGCGACCACGTTAGAGATAACGAGGTAGAATACCTGTACAGAGATGGATTAGAGCATGTCTTTAGTCCCTTAGAAACCGCTGGGGATTCGGATGACGATTGAGTTTAAAGCACCTGAGATTGGGCCAAACGCCGATGCTTTGACCAGCCTTACACGAGGGCGTGGTCCTCGTCGTGGCAATCTTGAGGACCTTCTCAAGTATTGGCGTCCGATTATGAAGAAGCCGGGTGGCTTCCGTCGTTGTGTTGTTATCCTTATGGATAAGCCGCAGTTTGGTGGTAAGCCTCAGCGTATTTGTGCTTGGCTTCACCACGAGTTGACTGGCAAGTGGCCCAACGAGGGCAAGGGTAAGCGTGGTAGAGGTAAGGGTAAGCGGAAGCGTCGTGGTCGTTCGGTGACTCGTCGTGTTCGGTCTGCGGGCAAGAAGTCTTTGACTGGTATTTCACCGTTAACTGAAGTTACTTCGTTGCGTATGACGATTCGTGAGTCTCGTGAGTTTGGTGGTATTCTTGTTCAGCCTATTGCTGGTCGTAAGAATGCTGTGGAGATGAAGGCTGCGATGTTCTTGCAGCATTCGGAGCGGCTGCCTTTGTTTGCTGGTAACGAGGTTAAGCGTGTTGGTGTGTTTGGTTCTTCTAGCCGTTTGGGTCAGGCTGCGCAGGCTGCGGGCAGTATTATTCTTCCGGGCGATTTGTCTGATATTCGTAGCCCTATCCGTTCTCAGATTTATGAAACGCTGACTCCTGGCGTTCCGAATATTCCTAATGCTCGTGGTGGTCGTATCCTGCGAAGCAGAGGTCGTGGTGCTCGTAATAAGTTCCGTTGTCCTCCAGGCTTTGAGAAGGGTGGTACGTTCACTAACTCCGAGTTTTCGACGTGTGGTGCCCAGATTTTGGGGATTGCTACTTCGGGTCCGGGTTCGCCCACCCCCGAGGCAAACAATAGACTTTCTCGTTTGGCGAACACTGCAGGTTTAGTTAATGAAATTGGTGATCTTCGCAACAACGACAGTGCTGTAGATATTATTCGTGCAGCTCAGATTCCGGCTGCCCCGAAGAAAGGTAGCCCGACCCGGGCAGAAACATCTATTGATTTGGTGTTGACACGTTATGAGCAAGAAGATTTCCCAACTAAAGTTGTTCGCCGTGATGGTGTCATTTTAGAACCTGTTGTTTCAGTTGAAGCGCTTGGTAAACTTAACGAGTTTGATGACATGGCTGACGGTAGCCTTATTGAAAGATATGAGGCAGGTCAGATTGGTGCTTCTACTGTTCCTGCGTTTAGCACGAATTTGCGTAACGTGTTTGTTTCTATCCCTGATGCTGGCGCTGTTAAAATCAGTCGTGTTGGGGGAGAAATTTCTGATGCGGAACGGGCAGGGCTTCTTCGTTCGTTTGCTACTGGCATAAGCCGAAGCGCTGATTTGCCTGATCCTTCTGCTGCTGTTCGTGCGTGGGCTGACGGTTCTGATGGCCGGTTTACTGTTGAGTTTGGTGAAGTGACCGAGACCGGCTTTGCGATCGCTGAGGGCAAGAACGATTTGATTAAGGTCTCTACGGCTGGCGGCAAGACTGAAACAGTGCCTCGTTGGGTTTATGAAACGTTCTTGTCTCGTTCTGCGCCACGTCGTGCAAAAGATGCTCCGATTTATGAGATTGTTGCTGAGGAAGGTGCGGAAGAGAAGAGTGGTTCACCGTTTGCTTTCTCTCAGAAGTCAGCACCGGTTGCTACTGACTTTACTGATGTGCTTGATGCAAAGTACTATCACATGTCTGTCAATAGTAAGATTGAAGCGTTTACGTCTTTGACTGAGATTGATTTTAAGGCTCCTAGAGGTCGTGGTTTGGGTCGCCGGATCGGGCGTGGTGGTCGTGCTGTTGGTGGCCGTAGCCGTGCGGTGTTTGATGGTAACTTGGGTAGATATCGTTGTCCTCCTGGCACTCGTTATGGCGGTCGGTTCTCTAATCAGTTTGCTAGCAACTGTGGTTATTCTCTTCCACGTCAGATTGTTAATAACCTTGTTGATTTGGGTACTCGTCTTGAAGACGCTATGGAGAGGCGGCGTCGTCGCCGGTTGGACACGAGTCCGGGTGATGGTCGAAGCAATTTGAAGCCTGAGACGGCGGAGAAGCTTGATGATGCTATTCGTACTCTTGATGCTGCTACTGGTGATTTGGGTAGGGTGTTTGAGAAGACTGAGGGTGTTGAAGGCGGTAAGTTGGGTCGCACGCTTGGTGAGGCTCAGCGTGATGTTGATTTGACTCCTGAAGAGCGTCAGTTGCTTGAGGGTGAGGCTTTGGAGGCGGCGCTTAAGAATCTTCGTGATGTTATGAATGATCAGGATTTGGCTAACGCTAATTTGGATGAGATTCGTAAGGCGTATAAGGCTGTTGAGAAGGCTGCGAATACTGAGGCTGGTCGCTTGTCTGATAATCCTCCTCGTACTCCTGAGCAGCGGAGTCGGCAGGATGGTATTCTTGGTTTCTTGAGAGAGTTGATTTTGCGTTTCTTGGGTCTTTGGAATGAAGACTTTGAGCGTGAGCGTGCTGGTCGTCGTGATCGGGATGTTGTTCCGGGTGATGAGGGTGTGCCGGGTGGCCCTGGTGGTGGCGGTCCTCGTCGTCCTAGAGCGCCGGGTGTGCCGGGTGATGGTCCTGATAGTCGTGCTCCTGATGGTCGTACTCCTGATGGCCGCACTCCTGATCCTGATGATATTCCAGAGGCGCTTCAGCCCAAACCTGTTGGGGAGATGACTGATGGAGAGCTAGTTAGAGAATTCTTCAGATTACGGCATGGTAGCCCGGGGCTTCTCATTCCGGGTCAGCGTGACGAAGAAATGGATAGACGTAGGCTTCGTGAAATCAACGCTGAGCTTCGCCGTAGAAATATTGACCCGTATAATCCTCAGACAATAACTTATACCCCTGCTGATGATGCTGACGATCCTGAAAAAATAATGGACGAGTTTGCACGAATTCTTCAAGAGTTCCGTGAGCGGGCTGAAGAATACAGAGTTTCTGGTGGCGGCAGAACCCTAGATTTTGTTGAGTCACTAGATGATGACGATTTAGATAAATACATCAATGCGTTTGAAACTGCTGCTGAGGCTATGGCTGACAACCCACAGTTTGATGATATTCGTGCGGCTTTGGAGCGTTTACGGGCTGAAAGAGATCGCCGCAACAGAAGCCGTAGTCTTGTTAATGCTAACTTGCGAGATCGTTTTGATCTTGAAACTGAAGAGGGCATGGCGGAAGCAATTCAGCATTTTTATGATCTAGCTGAGGAATATAACGCTAGAGACGCTATGACTGTAGAATTCATTCAACTTCTTAATGACGACGAAGTCGCTTTCTTCCAAGACGTATTTGATCAAGCGATTATTCAGTTCCCTGAGGTAGCGCAGCGTGATAATGCGTTTATGAAGATTGCTGCCCGCTTAGCGGATGAACGAGATCGTCGTGACCGCCTAAACAAGGTGCCTGCCTCAGAGATTAAACCTGAAGATTATCAACGGGTCCTTGCTGAGATGGAAGCGCATATGGAGCGTTACAGGGTTGCTGGCGGCGGCATGACTCTTGACTTCTTTAATGCTATTTCTGATGATGATTTGATTAAGTATCGGCGTGCTGTCCGTGATGCTATAGATGCTAATGCGGTTCCGGCTGATGAAATCGGAAACTTGCAAGAGTTGCTGAAGCGTATGGATAACGAGTTTGATCGTCGTTTCCAAGGCCCAGGTAAGCGTCCTCGTATTGAGTCGGAAGAAAACAACATTAAGGATAAGTTTGATCTAGACGAAAACGCTGATTTGTTTGCGGTTATTGCCGAGTTCGAGAAGCGGGCTGCAGACTTTAAGGTTTCTGGCGGCGGCATGACTCAAAACATGTTAGAGACTTTGAGTGATGACGAACTTGACGTTTTCTTTAATGCTCATCTGCGGCTATCGGACCTTTACGCAGCTGAAGGCCGTGAGGGGTTAGAAGACCTTGAGGAACTTATTGGCCGTCTTGCGGCGGAGCGTGATCGTCGTAGACTGCAGCAGGCTGCTTTTGATCCGGGGTCCCGATCTGACCCTGATAGCCGTTCGTTGCGGAATGTAAATAATAGGTTCCCACGTAATGGTTTGCCGGGTCGTGCTTATTGGCGTGATGATGATTATAACGGTACTGATGCTGCTGAGTTGGATAGGCGTTTTGGTGGTTACTATGATGCTGATGGCAATTTGAATGATCGTGGCCGTGAGGTTAATCGTCGTCTTCGTCCTAGTGATCCTACTGATCCTAATGCTGGTGCCGGTGGTGCGCCGGAGCCGCCTGATCCGAATGATCCTGATGTTCTTGATCGGTTTAGTGATGATGAGCTTAGGGCGTTGATTGAGGCTGGCGATGATTTTCCTTTCAATCTTCAACGTATTTCTGATGATGACTTGGTTCGTCTGGATAATATTACCGGCGAGATGGCGAGAGAAAACATAAACGCTGGCAATCTGCGCAACTGGCGAGCGATCAGAGCCGAGTATAATGCTCTTGAGGATGGTACAAGAGACCCGAATCGTTTAGGTGTGAATGTTCCTGGGTCTGCGTCTAACAGGCCGCAGCGTCTGCCGGAATACAGAAATGACCCAGGCTTTAATACTCAGGGCCGGAGAGACCCTGTAAACATGCCTGAGCTTGATAATCTGACTCCTGAGCAGATTGATAACGTGGCGGGTGCGGCTGTTCGTGAGCATCAAGAAGTTCTGCAATTGATTCTCAATGAGGTTGGTCCTCTTCAGGATGGTTGGAATGTTGCTGATCTTGAAGCGGCAGTTCGTAGGAGGATAGAGGAGGAGGACTTCCCTCAGGCCGGTGCTCGCCTACTTACGTTACGACTTCAAGCGTTCCGTGAGTTGAACCAAATGGTTGATGGTCTACGGTTTGTTCGTGAAGAAGAAAGTTTTGATGCAAATGATACTGCTGCTCGTGCGGCTCGTGATTTAGATGTTTTGAAAGAGTATCTGCCATATCTTGCCCTAAATCGCCGTGAAGGTATTATGAATTTGCGTGATAACCCAGATGCGGCTCTTTCTCGAATTGATCCAGACTTTGAGTTCCTTGTTGATGGTGCCCCTTCAGCTAATCGGGTAGTTGACGAACCAGAGGTTGATATTATATTTAACCGGGTTGATCCTGATTATGATGATGCGCTTAATAGGTATGACGCTGACCCAGATCGCTTCCTTTCTGATCTTGATTTGTATTCTGCTGGAGACTTGTTAGACATGTTTGACGCTAGAGTCGGCGCTGGCGAAGTCGTTGATCCTAGCTTAAGAGCAGCATTAAAAGCCAGATATGCTGATTTGTTAAATATTAACGACGGCGATGTGGATGATCTGGCACGACGCATGGCGAACATGGATGATGCGATGCTGGATGATATGAGTCCTCGTGATCGTGCACTCCGGCAAGCCCGTTTGCGTGCAGGCAATGCGGGCCGTCCTCCGTCTAGAGCGGCTGCAGAGCAGGCTGACCGGTTGCGTGCTGCTGATCAGCGTCGTGCTGATGCTGACAGAGGCGGCATTCCTTCAGGGGGTCCTTTCGAGTTTACGGAAGGAATGACTAGCCGTGAGCGGTTTGATGCTGTTATTGATGCAGCAGATGCTGATCCTGCGGGCGTGAGATTACAGGGGTACTTAGAAAATATGTCTCCTGAAGAGTTTGGGCGTTTCGAACGTGAGTATGGTTCGTTATTGGCTTTTGCGGCTCAGCGTGACGCTAATGGCCTTTCTGAAGATGATGTTCAACGGTATTTTGACTACTTAAGTGACGCTATGGACCGTGAGCGTGCTAGGCGTGGAAACATTAACCGTTTCCAGTTGGACAGAGATTTGCAGGATCGTTCCGATGAAGCTTTGGAAGCACACATAGAGCACTTACAAAACAGCAAAGCTTGGGGTCTTGACACGCTGGGTAGAGATGTTGATGAATTAGATGCTTTGATTAATAGACTTCAGAGTGAGGTAGAAGCTAGAAGACTTAGGAACCTGGGTAGTGTTACTCCTGACCTTGTGGATCAGCCTCGGCAGGGCGATGCCGCTGTAAGGGTGAGACTTAGAGACGCAATGTTTGAAGATAATATGAATGCTGATAAGATACCCGGTGCGAAAGCTATGCTGAGAAACGAACTTATGCTGGCAGAAGCTTCAACTAATGAAATGTTGCGGTATAGAGAACGCATTCTAAACAGCACGAATCTTTCTGACAGTCAGAAAGATGATCTGATGCGATCTTGGAACCGTGCAATGCGGATCAGAGGAGATAGAAGTTTTGAAAGAAACCTTCCTCTGAATGAAAGGTCAGTTGAGGCTATTGATCGTCATTTAGAGTATGTTCAAGAACGTCTTGACAACATGGACCCAAACATCATAGACGAAAATGGTCTTCTTACTTTACGTGAGGAGCTTCTTGATGGTCGTGCGGTTGCGTCGGCTCGGGCGAATCTTGGAGACGCTGTTGATAACAAGCCGCAGTTGTCTGATAGATGGCGTAAGGTGGGTAGATGGAACTTCCTCAAAGCTAGACGGCAGCGTCAGCAGAAGCGTGAGCAGAAGATTAAAGACATTGCTGAGCGTCGTTATGGTGATAGGGAAACGCAGCCGTGGGATATTGGCGGGCGTGATGGCCTGAGTGCGATGACTGATGCGCAAGTTGAATCACGAATCAGAGATGCGTTCTTGTTGGATACGGATCAGCCGGTTCAGGTTGGGTCTGTAGAGATTAATGGTAAGACGTACACGAAGCAGATTATTCCCACGACTGATGGCCGTGGCGATGGTGTTTTCATTTCTCGTGACGGCCCTCGTGGAGATATTCTGCAGATTGATGTTCAGTCTAGTATGAAATTCCAACTATTAGATTCTGATGGTAATGTTGTTGCTGAAGAAACTTATTCCGAAAACGATGGAGGGTTCCGGCTAGGCAGAATGTCTCGTACCATCACTTGGGATGCGCAAGGTGACGGTAAGGTTAAGCATAATTTGTTAGGTACGAGCCGTGTTATACAGTTTGAGGGACAAGACATTTCGTTTGCCGGTGGCGGTTTCACTGAAGAGATGTTTAACAACAACTTGTTGTTCTATAGAAATATGGGTGTTAGCAAAGTTAAGGTTGGTGCTGTTGATGATGGCCGGGTTGTTTGGCCTCGCATTGGGTTTAGAGATGATAATCCTAACCATATTAGGAACCTTAACGAGGGTATGGTTGAGGTTTTGAAAGATTACAATGGCTATAAAGAAGCGAAACGTACAGGTATTGAACCTACGTTGAAGCAGCGTGCCGCAAAGGCTCTTATTCAGGATGATGTGAGGGCTGAACGTATTGAGGCTATGGTTGAGCCTTTATTGAACGTTGATGACCCAGTACGGGTGCTGGCTTCCATGGATGCTAGAGAAATTAATGAACTGCCAGACATGCATGATTTCATGTTGGCGTTGGAAGGCGAGGGTATTAGAAACTCTGTTGCGTTCCAGATGTTTAGAGGCGGTGGAGTTTACATCGGTAGAAACGTCGGTGACGACCCCGCTAACAATATTGGTGCTTTAGATGGAGATATGGTTGATCAGTTGCTTGCTGATGACCCTGAGCTAGCAGGTTTGACGCTTCCCAACCCGTTTAGGGGCACCACGTTCAGTGACGGTACTTGGGATATTACAGATATTTTGAGTGATGCTGACGGCGATCCACGTCAGGTAACACCTGATTTGATTGATCCTTATGATCGTCCTCCAGAGCCGTCGATTCCTTCGATTCCTTCGGTACCTTCAGGACCTACTCCTCCTCCTCGTCAGAGCGACGCCAGACCGAATCAGAAATTAGACCCGAACTTTGATAGGGGCGAGCAGCGTCCGCTTCCAGCGGTTCCTGTGGGGGCGAATGGTATTGAGTCTGTTGATCAAGGTGCTGAGTGGATGAGAGATGGTAATAATGATGTTTCTGGTGTTCCTGATGAGTTCCTTAATCCTGTGGTTCTGGCGGTGTCTGATATTGGAGAAGACCGTTTAGGTCAGTATTCAAATGAGATGCTTGAAGAGTTGGTTGAAGAGTCTTTGGATGATTTGCCTTTTGATGTTACTCGTTTGTCTGATAATGACTTACAGCGGCTTGTGGGAGTAGTTGATCGTTTGTACGGTCAGAACGGTTCAGGGTATAGACATGGGCAAGCGATTCGTGATGAACAAAACCGTGTCTTGCGACGTGACGACCGTGAACCAAATGCAAGGTTTGAAATGTTGGTTCCTGGGATGGGCATGGATGACGGTGGGGGTGTCAATAACAGAGGTAATGCAATAAATGGTGCGCAGCTTATAGTAGATACTGCTACTGGTCAGATATTTATGATTAAGTTTAATGATGGGCGTTCATATGGTCGTGACGAAGACGGTAACGAACTAGTTGGCCGTGCGTTGATGATTCGTCTGGGCTTTGTTCAAGGGCAGATGAGGTTAGATGGGCCTGCAAATCCAAACGCTGCTAACCGAGACCCGTGGGATGATCCTGCTATTAACCCCGCTCGTGGCTTGATGGGTGAGGCTTTGCAGAATTACCTTCCTGAAGGCGCTACCGATATTATGATAGGTAGACGGAACCCGGGACAGTATGATTTCTCTAATGAGAACACTCTAGACGATGCAACTCACATGATGCTGGGTGACGCTTTGTTGTTTAACAGTGATAGGCATGGTAGCAACTGGCTTCAGTACACGGATCGTGACGGAAATGTTAGACTTGTTCCTATTGACATGGGCCTGACTTTGGGTGGCCGTGACGGAGAAGATGGGACTGATAATGACTTCTTTGGGGTTGAGTACCGTGATCCACGGACGGGTGACCTCGTAAGACTTAGCCCTGAAGAACAATTTGCTGCTCGTGCCGCTAATAGCAGAGGTCCCCGTTTAAGTGGCGATCTTTATAGTCAACTTGCAGCTGCTTCAGCATCTGATCGGGCCGCTGTTGCGGCATCGTTTGATCGTGCCCTTGAAAGATTGCGGGCGGCTCAGAGTGCGGAAGATATGGAAAAGGTAATTGGCGATATTGTTGGTGCGCACGGTAACCTTGATAGCGATGGGTGGAAGCGATCTCAGGAGATGTTCTTAGAACGGTACGGCTGGTTAATGGAAACAGATTATACCGGAGAAGAACTTATGGACCTAGTTTTGTTTGGCAATTACAGAGGTATGCCTCAACGCCAGAGTAACGTTGGACTTTAGCGTTTGTTGAGTACAGAAGTTTTGCTATTTTCAGAAGATTAAGGTAGACTAACAACATGAAAAAATTTGGATTTTATGACTTAGACAACACTCTTGAAGGGACTGTTACTGAAACACCTGACGGCCTTGTTGCGGAAAATGTAGATAACCCGAAGTTTAAAGAGTTTATAGATTTTTTAATTGAATCTGATGGCGGGCAAGCTAGGACTGTAAGACAACTCACACGATCAGGGTTCTCATACACAAGTATTAGAGAAATTCGAGATAAGCCTAAAGGTGGTGCAGCAACATGATTAAACACTACATTTTAACGAAAAACGCTACGATGCTGCTTACCGTTTCTAGTCTTAACTCTGTAGAGTTTTTTGTTAAGCGTGGCTTTGAAGAAGAGGCAGCCGAACTTGAACTAGAGATGAGTATTCGGGCTACCCGTGAGCCTGATACTGACATGTATACGCCCACAAGAATTAAGCGACGTTTTCCAGATGCTATTGAAGTAGATTCAGCTAAGTTTGAAGATGCTCGCAAAAAAGTTGAGCAGTTTAACGCTGATTATGATGATAATGTTGCTGAGCTTGAAGCTATGTCTTTAGAAGACTTAAAAACTTATATCTCCACGGCTCCTGCTAGAATGCCGAAACTAGTGAACTATAAGCAACTTAACGAGTTGTGGCAGGTGTTGTATGCTAGTAGTGAATCAGGGTTTATGGCTATTGATGAAGAGGACAGAGAAGACGAAGAAGTTAGAGAAGATATTCATGCGTTGTATACGTTGTTGAAAGATGCTGAGATTACTAACGACAACTCTTCGATTAAAGAAGTTTTGAAATTAGCGAAGTTTGTTTCTCCTGATGCTATAGGTGTTACTTTTGAGGCAATTGAGCCGGAGGCTGAGGCTGATGGCTAAGGACCCTTTAGAAGGACAGACAGTACCCACGAAAGAAATGGCGGAAAACCTATCCGACATTTTAGGCTGTACGGGTGCTCACAAAGTCGGTGATGACGCTTGGGGTCCTTGCGAGTCCGCTGAAGATTTGCAGCAGCTTATCAAGCTAGGTAATCCTGCTTTTCGTGAATGGAAAGAACGGCAGGGAAAGAAAACTGGCAGTAAAGAAATGCTGCGGTTGAAAGCCGCTAAAGGAAAGAGCGTGTTTTCTTCTCGGGCTGAAGCGGAGCAGGCTGCTGTCAAGTTAGGTTGTTTTGGGGCGCATCAAACTGCTCAAGGCAAGTGGGCACCTTGTGCTACACCTGAAGAGCGTAATGCTGCCCAAGGTAACGGCGGCAATGGGTCTGCGAGAGTTATTCGTGCTCAGCGGCCTGCCCGCAGAACTGTAACTAATGAGCGTAGGTGGGAGAATCTGCGTGAGCGTGGCCCACGTGGTATTGAAACTCTTCCCGGTGGCGGGCTTGTTTCTGGCAAGGCAGGTGTTTCGGATTCTTTTAAGCCGACTGCTGGTATGGTGTCGGAGGCTAAGAAGGGTTTGGAGTGGCGTAAAGAGTTTGGTCGTGGCGGCACTATGGTTGGTGTTGCTCGTGCTCGTGATATTGCGAACGGGAAGAACTTGCCGTATCGTACTGTGAAGCGGGTTAAGGCTTATTTTGATCGTCATCAGAGCGATTCAAAAGCTGGGGGTTACCGTCCGGGCGAGAAGGGGTTTCCTTCTAATGGGCGCATTGCTTGGGCTTTGTGGGGTGGCGATGCCGGTTATACTTGGGCGAAGGCTATTGTTCGTCGTGTAGAGGGCGGCGAGAAGACGACGTTTGACACTATTGAGGAAAAGCGGTTCTATACGCAGAAGCGTCGGGAAGAGTACGCTAAGCGGGGTTGGGCGCTTCCTGACGGGTCGTATCCGATTAGAGATGTTGGTGATTTGCGGAACGCTATCCAAGCTTACGGTTTAGGTAAAGATAGAGAGGCCGCTAAGCGTCACATTATGAAACGTGCCCGTGCTTTGGGTAGGACTGAGTTGATTCCAGATAATTGGAAAGTTCGTGAGAAGGCTGCTAGAAAGTATGGGCCGAATGATCCGAAGACTCCTGCTAAACCGTCTGAACGTATTAGCGGTTCACGTCGAAACAAGCCGGGTACTGCTGCAAATACTCGTGGGGGGATTAAACTTTCGGCTGCGGTTGAAAAGTCTTTGAAAGAAAAGGTTAAGACTCACAACGAGAAGATGACGAAACGGAATAAAGATAGCCGTAAAGTTACGCTCGGCATGTTAAAAGCTGTGTGGCGAAGAGGCGCTGGAGCGTTTTCGCAGACTCATCGCCCGAAGATGGGGCGGCAGCAATGGGCTATGGGCCGTGTCAATGCGTTTCTTAAGTTAACGTCTAGCGGAAAACCATCAAATCCGAAGTATACAACCGACAACGACTTGCTTCCTAAAGGTCATCCACGGTCTACTCGCAAGTAGTATCGCTGGATTAAGGTTTGCGATATACATTAGAATAGTACTGTTGCTTGCCGCAAGAGAATCTTGGGAAAGTTCCCGTGAACCCCTTTACGTAGGTGATAGCATAATACTTGACTGGTGTCACCAGATTGTTGGGTCGCCTGTCATTAAAGTAAACATGTTAAACTCAAACCTTAAGGAGACTAAACATGAGTTTTGATGAAAGCCGACTCAACGAGCTGAAGTCTGCTCTTACCCAAAAGATGGATGAGCAGAAGCAGATCGCTGATTCGATGCAATTTGAGGGCACAACCCTCATCGCTGATGACGAAAAGAAGTCAGCATTCCAGAATAACATGACCCAGATTCGTGAGATCAAGGGTCTTATTGAGGACATGAGCACTCTTCGTGACGTGTCCGCTTGGTCTTCAGAGGCCGAGTACAAGTCAGTTGCTGCTGAGGTTGCTGCTGGCGTTGAGTCAGAGGTTTCTCGTCACCGTTCAGTCGGTGATGCGTTCCTTAACTCAGAGGAGTTCAAGTCACTTCAGGGTGGCAAGGCTGGCGTAAACATGACCTCTCCGTTCATGGCCAAGTCGCTTCAGCAGAAGGACCTTTACTCAGGTCTTCCTACTGGCACTCCTGACGCTTTCGGCGCTATTGAGCGTGACGGTATCGTCCCGATTGCTCAGCGTCGTAGCCGTGTGCGTGACCTTTTCCCGGCACGTACCACCAACTCAGCGGTTGTTGAGTACTTCCGTCAGACCGGCTTCACGAACAACGCTTCAGTTGTTCCTGAGTACTCGTCAGGCAACTTCGGTGCCAAGCCTCAGTCAACGATGACCTTCGTTGGTGAGCAGGCTCCGGTGCGGACGATTGCTCACTGGGAAGCCGCTCACCGTAACGTTCTTGCCGATGAGCCGCAGCTGCGTTCAATCATCGACAACGAGCTTCTTTACGGTCTTCGTCTGACCGAGGATGCCCAGATTCTTTCCGGTGCTGGCACTGGTGAGGACCTTACTGGTATTCTCAACACCACTGACATCCAGACCTACGCATGGTCTGATGGCGCAACTTCACCTGTTGCTGACACCAAGGCCGATGCTCTCCGTCGTGCGGCTACTCTGGCATACCTTGCCTACTACGAGCCGACCGGCATCATCGTCCACCCGTCAGACTGGGAAGACATTGAGCTTACCAAGAACTCACAGGGCACGTACCTTCTTGCCATGTCAGTTGCTGGTGGCGCTGAGTCACGTGTCTGGCGTATCCCCGTCATTGACACTCCGGCCATCGCTGAGGGTACCGCTCTTGTCGGTGCGTTCGGTACTGGCGCTCAGCTGTACGACCGTGAGGCTGCTTCAATCCGTATTTCGGAACAGCACTCAGACTTCTTCGTCCGCAACGCCATCGTGGTGCTTGCTGAAGAGCGTCTTGCCCTCGCTGTCAAGCGTCCCGAGGCGTTTGTGAAGGTCACCTTCGACGCCGAACCGAGCTGATCCTAGAGATCAACTTAAGAGTTGCTAAAACTTAGCGACTAGTTCAAAGGCCCCCCGGCTTCGGTCGGGGGGCTTTTGCTATAATAGGGTATGCCTATCTTTGAAGAAGATTCAGATTTGCCTATACCTACGTGGACTCGTGATGAAGTAGTGGTGCTTGAGTCTATTGATGAGTTTTATTCTGCTGGTATTATCAACATGCTTCAGTTTTTGGTTGCTGAAGAAGGCGCTGTTCTGGATGAGACAATTGATTTGACTTTGGTCATGCACTCTGTTGTTAATGCTCACAATGATAAGTATTCGTTTGATCAGACAGATATTTTGTTGGCGTTGGCAAGCGAGTTTTGTTTGATTGATTCGGTTCATGACCGGCAGGTGCTGGCGGGTATTGAGTTGCTGGACAATGCTGTTCTGTACTTAGCGATGCACGACGAGCCTGACTATGCGTTAGAGGCGGCTGTGTGTCTCAGTCAAAGCAGCAGATCAATTATGCAAGTGTCAGCGGTACTTCCGTCTTTGTCGTTGTTTGGGCATTGGGAAGAATTTGCTGCTGTAATCATTAGTTCTATATTGACGCAGCGTGCCACATGTAGTAGAATGTCTGTACTGTACTCTGCTATAGAAACTCTAAATGTAGGGGTTGACAGCAAAGTTGACTTTGTGGATTACATCCGAAAGTTGTGTGCTGTCAATTTGCTTTCTCTGGAGATGCCGAAGTCATCTCAAGGAGAAGCATCAGTTCATTTAAATACCCAGGCAGCTGGGTTGTTTTTGCTCTTCTCTAACAGAGTGGAGTTAGCGAAAGAACTAGCAAGCTTGTCAGTTTGACATGCTGCCACGTTCATGGTAGCATGATCTAGCAAGATTTTTGCAACTCTCACAATGACTTGACGATTGTAGTTCATTGTGGGTGGCTACAATAGTAAAACCATTATTTTTATACACACGTTCACAGCCATAGGAGGACATAAGGTGAACCCTTTTTTCATTTCAGACGACCACGCTAACGACTACGCAGACAAGATGCCTCCTTGGGGTTTCAACGGTCTGGGGTATGTAACGTATAAGCGTACTTATGCCCGACCTATTTTTGAAGGCAACACTGACGTTATTGAACGCACTGAGGAATGGCATGAGACTATTCAGCGAGTTGTTAACGGTGCACAGAACATTGGTGCCCAGTTGACACAGGATGAGGCTGAGCGTCTGTATGATTACTTGTTTAACTTGAAGGGTTCTGTTGCTGGTCGAATGCTTTGGCAGTTAGGTACTCCTAACAACCAGCGTTTGGGCGGCGACTCACTTGTGAACTGCTGGTTTGTTGACGTTCAGAAGCCTTCAGATTTTTCGTGGTCTGTTGAGCGCCTTATGCTTGGCGGCGGCGTAGGATTCTCATGCGATAAGCCTGAGCGTCTTGGTGTCGTCCGTAGTGCGTGGGTTTCCCATCAGGATGAGAACGATTCAGATTTCATTGTTCCTGATACTCGTGAGGGATGGGCTGAACTGATCCGTAAGGTGTTTGAATGCTACCTTGGCGATGATGACAACCCTCGCTGGATGACATATGCAACTCATTTGATTCGTCCCGCTGGAGTTCCCATTAAGACGTTTGGTGGAACTGCTTCAGGACCTGAAATTCTTATCTCTGGTGTTGAAAAGATTTGCAAGGTGCTAGACGGTGCTGTTGGCCGCACGCTTACTTCCGTTGAGGTTCTTGACTGCATGAACATCATTGGCTCTATTGTTGTTGCCGGTAACGTTCGTCGCAGCGCTGAAATTGCGGTTGGCCGTCTTGACGATGAAGATTACCTGATGGCGAAGCGTTGGGACCTTGGCGATATTCCTATTGAGCGGGCCATGTCGAACAATACTGTTTTTGTTTCTCCTGAAGAAATGAAGGATATGCCTGATTTGATTTGGGAAGGGTACAAGGGCAACGGCGAACCTTACGGGTTCTTTAACTTAGAAGCTTCACGTCAGTTTGGCCGCATGGGCGAAGAGCGTCCTGATCCTTCAATTGTTGGCGTTAACCCTTGCGCTGAAATCCCTCTGGCTAACCGTGAGTCGTGCAATCTGTCTGAGATTTTCCTTCCCATGATTGATTCACCTGAGCAGCTTAAGGATGTTGCCAAGTTGCTGTACAAGGTCCAGAAGGCTACTGCCGCTTTGTCGTACCTTGATCCTGCGTCTGATAAGATCACTTCTCAGAACATGCGTTTGGGTCTTGGTATTACTGGTGTTGCTCAGGCTCTTGACAAGATTGATTGGCTAGATGAGACTTACACTGAACTACGTGAGTTGGATGCTGCTTGGTCAGAGGAGCGTGGCTGGCCTGAGTCTGTTCGTCTTACCACGATTAAGCCTTCTGGTACGCTTAGCCTTCTTCCCGGTGTGACCCCCGGTGTTCACCCCGGCTTTAGCCAGTACTTCGTTAAGCGTATGCGTATGTCTGCTACGGATGTGCTTGTAAACTACTGCAGGTCAAAGGGGTTCTATGTAGAGCCTCTGCGTAACTTTGATGGTTCAGAAGATCATCGGACGGTGGTTGTAGAGTTCCCTTGTGCGTTCCCTGAGGGCACTGTGTTGGCTGAGGATATGACTGCTATTGAGCAGATGGACCTTGTTCGCCGTTTGCAGAAGGTTTGGGCAGACAACGCTATTTCGGTGACTGTCTACTACAAGAGCGAAGAGCTTGACGGTATCCGTGAGTACCTTGCGGAGCATTGGAGCGAGATGAAGTCTGTTTCGTTCTTGCTGCATAGCGAGCACGGGTTTGATCAGGCCCCTATGGGGGAGTTGACGAAGGACGAGTATGAAACCGTGCTTAAGACCACTTCGCCTCTTGGAGAGAAGCTTACTGGTTCAACTATCATGTCGGACGACGAGTTCGATGCGGAGTGCGCCACTGGAGCTTGCCCTATCCGATAATTTGACTTCCGCCAAAGGGGCGGGTATAATATGTTCATGATTGGATTGAATGAACAGTTTCCCCCCTTTGGCGCAGTCGGTGTTACGGCGTCAAACGAATTTACTAATGTAAGCCTAGACGACTTTGATGGTCGTTGGAAGGTATTCTATTTTTACCCTAAGGACTTTACGTTTATCTGTCCTACTGAGATTAAGGAAATGGATCGTGTTCTTGATGAGGATGCGGTTGTTGTTGGTTTCAGTGGCGACAATGAGTTCTGCAAGTTGAATTGGAAGAAGTCCAACGACCTGATTAGAGACATCAGGCATACTCTTGTGGCTGATACAGGTCTGTATTTGGCTGAGTACTTGGGTGTGGTTGATGACTCAGAAGGCGTCGCTTTGCGTGCCACGTTTATTGTTGACCCTATGAATGTCATCAGGTCAATTACTGTAAACGATGTGGACACTGGCCGTAACGTAGATGAGACTATTCGTACTCTAAACGCTATTCGTGCGGGCGGTCTTACTGGGTGTTCTTGGACTCCCGGCGACACGTTTGTTGGCTGATTTTTTATTATAGTCAGTAAACTTGCACTGTTGTGCAACTTGGGGATATAGATTATTTCTTGTACCGGCAAGAATGACTAACCCCAAGGAGGTTGATTGTGGATATCGGTTAAGACGCCGGTAACCGATATGCGATCAAGTATCTGAGCGGGGTTCGGTCATTGCACCGGACCCCGTTCTTGTTTTAGAATATTGTTATGACTTCGCTTCAAGAACTGCACGAGCATAAGCTACACGTGGACTTAATGTATCTTGCTGATATGGTGGAAGTTGCTGGAGTTTCTCAAACGGTTCCTGTCGATGCTGAGGGGGCCGTTTCTTTGTCTTATGCGATAGCCATGCTGTGTGGTGCGACTGCATATCCGCATGTAGATGACTTTGCTCATTTGTTGGAGATTGTGCCTGCGGTTAATCGCCGCAGGTTTATTTATTGTTGGGATGCGTTAGAGTTTGAGTTTGGTAGCGATATTGTGTCTTGGTCTGAGCATGTTGGAACCGTAGCTACTGTTAAAGGTATTCGTCGTTTAGCAAAAGAAATTGAGCATTTCAAAGTTTCCCCTTGACATGGTAGACGCTATTCACTAATATAGTTCTATGAATCATGATATGAGATGGCGAAGGCACTATGAAGCCTTACTTCAATACAATGATCGTTTTGGAGACGCACTAGTTCCGAGCGGCCACGTTGAGTTTTTAGACTCCGGGGAAGAACTGAATTTAGGGAACTGGGTAAGTTACATGCGGACACGGTATCGACAAAACGCATTGCCAGCCCAACGAGTTGCTCTGCTAGAATCTATTCCTTCATGGGAGTGGGGGCCGGTGCGACCGGGACCAAAATCTAGAGATGTTGTATTAGTAAGAAATAACGAAATTATATCCAAGCACATGTCGGGCGGTGTGCCGTTGTCTACGTTAGCCCGAGAGTATGGTTTATCACGCCAAAGAATTCATCAAATAATTAAGGAGAACACAAATGCGTAATTCAGAAGAATGGGAACGAGTACTAAATCAGATGACTGAAAACAGTCAGCCAAAACCTAAGGTTACCCTGGGTATCTTGATCTCTGCTTTAATTTCAGTAGCAGCGATTAGTGCTTTTGGCGGTATGGCTATCATGCTGCTAAATATGGTCGTAAACAGTGCGTGGCCCAACCTAGACGTTTTGCGTCCCGGTATCGGCTATCGTCACGGAGCAGCTATTTTTGCTATCTGGTTTATCTGGTTTGGTTTTAAGACGCAGGTTGCAAACAACATTACTAAGGGAGAAGGCTAATGTCTGTAGTTTCTGACGTAGCCACCTGGGATGCTGCGGCCAAAGAGCGACTTAAAGATGTATGGCTTTTTCATGCAGCCACGGTTTTCCAAGGTGAAGATTCATTAGAGCATATCCTTGTAAACTTGCGCAGCCATTTAGATGAGCTTATTGATACTTACTTTGGTACAAACGAAAGCCCTGAAAAGCATGAGTGGGTTATCACGGCAAAGTATGCCCTTTTGGCTGATAGTGGTCTGGCGGATGAGCCGGAGGATATGTGGCGGACTTTGTGCTCGAAACAGAATGACTATGGTCCGAATAACATTGCAAGGTTTGGCTCGTCGGGGGTTTTGCTGCGCATGCATGACAAGGTTGCCCGGTTAGAGAACTTGATTGGGAATGGCCTGACTGTTGAGAACGAATCGTTGCACGATACGTATTTAGACCTTGTTGGTTATTCTGTGATTGGTATGATGTTAGACGACGGCAGTTTCTTTTACCCTATGGGGGAGGACTGGCAGAAGTAATCGTGGGGTAGGGCTTAGGTACGGTATTATAGTAGTAATGTACGTTCCGATGGAGGAGAAAGCATATGCCCCCGACAACTGATAAGCCAGACACTGAAACGCCTAGACCTAGAGGGCTTATTGAGCGAGTTCTAGACGCTATTGATGCAGGCCGACGTGATGGTCTGTTGCCCCCTAATCCCAATAATAGACCGCAGGCCGGTTAAGCGGATTTTTAGTCGTCACTTAGCTATTTAGCTTTGTATTATTCTTGGCAGGTCGTGAATGGCTCTTATTACAGTTTCTGATATTACAACATATATGGACATTACGCTCAGTAATGTGCAAGAAGACGCTGCTGAGATTGTCATTGACGGCCTACAAGCAGAGTTAGAAGCATACCTGCGCAGACCTATTGAGCAGCAGTCCTTTACTGAAACCTATCGAATCCCTGATGTAGGGCGTGGAGTAGTGAATCAGCAGTACTATTACAACTACACTACTGATCCTTCCACGACGCTTACGTCTCCGGGTATTATCTATACTCCGATGTATACGTTGTATTTGGATAATAGTCCGGTTATTTCGGTTTCTTCTGTTTCGATTACTCCTGCTTCTGCTTCTGCTACAGCGACTGATCAGGTGGCTGAGAGAGATTACATAACTCGTGATTATGGCATTGAGTTGTTTAATGCTTTTGCTAATGACCGTGTTACGATAACATACACGGCTGGCCTAGATGGTGCCAACATCAAAGTTTTTAAGTTGCTGTTGTTGAGAGCGGCTGCCCGTGAGATGCAGAACATGCATGACGATGTGGTTGGTTTGAAGGATTTGACGACAAGAAATGTTGCACCTTTGGAGACTGGGTTTTCTGAGCGTGAGCTTATGAGCATTAAAAAGTACCGTAGAGTTAGGGTGGCCTAACATGGCTGCTCAAGTACGTGTCAAAAAAGTCCGAACTGGACCTCTAAAGCGTCGATTTGCTACGATGGTGCGCAGGTCAAATAACTTTAAGCCTGTGTTTCGTTGGGCTATGCGTGAGCTTGCGAATGCCCACGAGCAGTTGTTTGCGACGGAGGGTGCGGCTGCTGGTGGGCGGTGGGAGCGCCTTAACGAAGAGTATGCCTCGTGGAAGTTAGAGAACTACGGGGCAAACGGTATTCTTGTTGCTGATGGCTCATTGCGCCGGTCTTTAACTGCGATCAATTCAGGGCGTGGCGTTGTTCGTGATATTGGTGCTTCAAAAGCACAGTTTGGTACGTCAATTCCTTACGCTGACTACCACTTTACGGGAACTCGCAAGATGCCTGAACGCAGACCACTTTTTGTTCCGAGAACGTTTTCTGACAGAACCGCATTTATAGTTGGCCGATATATTATGGACGGGCAAAAGGGTATTGATGCGGCGGCTGCTGCGGCAAAGGTGACGATCTAAAATGATGTCAGGACCTAGATTAGCAAAATCATATGTGTCGAATTATCTCGTTAATGACATTCCGGGTAGGCTGCTTACGTATCGGAATCATTGGGGATTGAGTTCTTCTCAGCTTCCTGAGCCACGTAAGTATTTGTCGTATGAGCCGTTTGCTTTGGATGCTTGGCCGACGTTAATTACGTTGGCTATTAGTACCGGCAATATTGAGCGGACTGATTATGCTGTTGATGCTGATCCTATTTTTAGGGTGACGTATCAAATGCGTACTTATGTTTGGGTGCGTGATAGCGGTGGTCAGATTGTGACTGATCAGCGAGATAATCTTGTTGCTGTTGTTCGTGAAGCGCTTATGGACGGACCTTCGTTGTCTGCGTATGACTCGTCTGTTCCGTGCTATCCGAAGATTGATGAGTCTTCAATTCGTGAAGAGTTTTCTGATTTGACTTTGATCAAGGGTGAGCGTTTGCTAGCTGGCGCTTTTGTAGGTTATGATCTGTCTTTGGAAGAACGTGTAGATCATGATCCTCTTGGTGTGATGCAGTCTACGCAGGTAACTGTAGAGAAGATGGCGATCACCGCTAATGCTCCCACGAATCTTATTGCGGTTGCTGGAGATACTGAAGTTACTTTGTCTTGGACTGATTCGACATGGAATGGCGGCGTGTACGATATTACTGGATATAACATTCAGCAGTCTTCAGATTCTGGTTCTACGTGGACGACTGTTGTGAGCGATACTGATTCTTTGGATACGGCTTATACTGTTACGGGTTTGACTAATGGCACGTCGTATCAGTTTAGGGTTGCTTCTGTTAATCAGGCTGGAGTGGGAGCGTATTCGGCTAGTAGCCTTGCTAAAACACCGACTGCGTGATAGGATAATACTATGGCTATTGGTAGTGGTAGATGGGGCGGGTTGCGTCAAGAGCCGTATAATCCTAACCCTAAAGATGCTGATAATGACGGTATTGTTCAAGAAGGTACGCCGTTTGAGCGGCCTATTGGCACCCGGTATTTGAATGCTGCGGGCGAGGAAATTTCTAGTCTCTTAAACGGGTCTAATGTTTCTCAGTTGGACGGATTGCGCCTGGTTGATGCTAACGATAATCCTGTTGAGTATCGACAGTCGTGGCGGAGCGAAAATCTTGCGTTGGGTGAACGTCAGGAGACTATTGGTCAGTCGTTGGGGACTGTTGGGCAAACGCTGGGGACTGTTGATGAAGTTCCTGCTACTGGTGATTATAGGATTGAGCATCGTCCGCCTGGAAGGGGAGAAGGTGCACCGTTGCATGCTTTGGATCAGATTTATCCACCGGATGTTTATTCTGCGGACGCTATGAGGCTGTATGGGTCTGGTGTGCGGGCGGATGCTGCTAAAGATCGTGAGATGGCTGAAGTTATTAGTCGTGTTCGTGGTAACCCTGACGCTGAAGTGATTATGTATCGTGCTGTACCTGTGGATGGTGTGGATACTATTAACGCTGGTGATTGGGTTACCCCTTCTAGGTTGTATGCTGTTGAACATGGTGAGGGTCCGATGCGTGGCGAGTATCGTATCATTGAGATGCGTGTGCGTGCCGGTGACTTACATACGGACGGTAACTATATTTACGAGTTTGGTTATGATCCGATGCCTACGGCAAAACCAATTGATGACCGTGACTTGAGTCCTGCAGCTAAAGAGTTGCATGACGATATCATTCCGTCGTGGAGGTCAGGTGATGAAGCATGGGCTGATTTCCCCGATCTAGAAGAACGTGGTATTGCTCTCATCGACGCTTACGAAAACGGCGAGATTGACGTTTATGACTATGAGTCTAGTTACATTGAAATAGTGACTGAAGGTTTAGAGCGTCGGTTGGAATCTATTAGACAAGTGTATGGTGCAGAAACTGGTGACGTGTTAGACGCTTGGGTGCGTGGCGACTACGGGGCGACCGAAAGTATCCGTGACGGCATCAGTGAGGGGCAGTATAGTGGCTTAATTGAATTAATTGATGATTCGCCGCCTCAAGAAACGCTGTGGCGTGGCATGATGATTGATGCTGAGACGCAGCAGCGTATGGAAGCTGCGGGGGTTATCTCTATGCCTTTAGGTGCCACGTCTTCAAATGAGAGAGCTGCTGGCGAGTATGCTGGCTTGTCGGTTACTGGCGGTGGGCCGTCATCTGTTATGATTAAGGTTGAGGGCGCTAATGCGTTTCCTGCGAGAACTATTTCGCCTGTAGAGTCTGATGATGAGTGGCTGGTTGCTGGCGATTTTGAGATTGTTTCTGTTGATGAGTATGTTCAGCCGGGTGCGTTTGCTGACGCTACTCCGATTAAGCAGTGGACTGTTCGTCCTCGCCGTAAGTCTGATCCTGAAAGTCCGAGAGCTAATGTTCCGAAGGCTAAGGAGATGCGTCCCCAGGACAAAGGTGTGATGTTTTCTTCTTTGGATAAGGATGGTGTTAGATCGACGGATGACAAGGTTGTTCACCCTAATGGCACGTTGTCAATTGAGGGTATGAATGCTGATGGGTCTTTTGTTGAGTTTAGTGAAGAGTTAGAAAAGAAACTTGATGCCCGTTTTGAAGAGTTGGGTATTAGCCGAGATGAACTTACTTTGAACTTGGCTCATTCCGCCATGATAGCAATGGGTTATGACCCTGTTACTGGTGAGTTTGATCCTGAAAAAGTTAAAGAGGGTTTAGAAAAGTCACGGTGGTATTCAGAGCAAGGTGATCGGCTTCGTGCTTTGGCTGATGCACAAGATGTGGATTTGGAACGTGTAGTAGCGGCGGCCACGGTAATGTCTGCGGGTCGTCTATGGGATGGTCCTGCTAACGGCAATTATGAGAGTACTGAACGACTTATCAACATTTTGAAAGCTGATGAACCTATTGAGATTACTCCAGCTATGGCAGAGTTTCTGGCTTGGCGTAAGGGTAAAGCAACTAA